GGTCTATTAAAGAACTCAGATTTGGAACTTGATTTGGTTCAAAATTCTGATTATTTCGGGGTTGTAGATGCTGCAGACGGAATCATCGCATTAGGATGGGAACCATTCGATGCGGAATCGGAAGAAAGGCCAATCAGAATATCTTTCCATTATGGTGACACCTTAGAAAGTGTGACCGAGAAATTAATGACAAAGGGGCTTAGGTTAATAAATGACGAAATCCAATATAAATTACGCAAATGAAAAGGAAAGAAATTGTATCAAAATTAATTAAAGAGGGGTTCTCCGAAAAAACACTAGCGTTAATGAGTGACAAAGAGTTGACGTTGATGTCTTCTAGGGTTCTTGATGAACAGGCACCAGTACAATCTATTACTAATGTGTCGAAAAATGATATCGCCACGATGAACGCTTTGAAACAACAAAAGAAACCATTTGCAACATATGAAGGTGAAATGTCCGAAGAAGATATGGGTGGAGACAGTAAAGAATATTTCATTAAAAAAATCAAATACAAACTCGAACATGAAACAGATGAGAAGAAGATTGGACATCTTAAAGATCTTCTCAAAAGAATTGGTGGGGAAGTGTCTGAACCTGAAATGGTGGGTTTAAATGAGTGGGTTGATCGTCTGGTCGGAAAAAACGTCCACCCTTTCACATCTAAAACCGAAATCTTGAGTTTGATTAATAAGAAATTACATGAGCAGGAAGCTGATGTTGCTGAACCTGAAGTGGAGACTCTCCCCGACTGGTTAACCTACGATGCAATTATGGCCGCCGGATCACCCGCACCTGCCGAACCAACTACAAAACCAATTACAAAACCGGGCAATCCTGATCGTAAAAGGAAAGACGATCCATATAACCCATCACCAGGTATAAAGACACGACCAAAGGCGGAAAAAAAGTAAAGATATGAAACTCACCAATAAAAGCATAAGAGAATCAGTTAAGAAAAATCTCAGAGAAATGCCGATGGATTTACCACCTGAGAATCAACCAGATCGTGGTGTTCAAGATAAGCTATCACAAGGAGACACACCATTTGATAAGGTTGAATTCCCCGACGCACCCGAAGATCGTCCCGAAAGTAATTTCCAAGAACTTCTTGCCTCTGAAAGATATCGTGAGGTTATAGCTAAAGTTCAAGAATATACTGGACGAGAGGTGTCAATGCAGGGTACTGGTGGTATGATGCCACTACAACAAGCAATGTTACAGTCATTTCAAAACATAACACAAACTGAAATGAATCACAAAGAAGAATTAGAACAATTAGCAATTGAAGTTGTGGTGAATGAAATGAAAATTCCAGAAGGGAAGTTTCAATGGGATGTGAAAATTGTCGGTATGGGAGAGGTCGATATGTCAGATATGAAAATGGGTAACGAGGAAGAGGAAGAAAATGATGAGGCTGCCGTTGAGAATGAAGTTGAGATTGCGGGAGACTTGGAAAACCTTGATTTAGAAAAAGCGAAAAGAAGATTAATTAATAGTATTGTTCAAGGGTCAGCAATGAAAGGATATTATATGTATCATAACGTTGCGGATAGGTTATCACAAATCACTGGATCTGATACTTTAATTGGTGATTATGGAATTATGATGGCAGTTAACGACGCTATGTATTGGCAATTACCTGATGAAATGATGAACGCGGCCATGCAAGGTGGCGGTGCGGCTGGGAGTGAAGAGGTTGATTCGGAAACAGACCCTCCAACAATTAAAGCGAGAGGGGTGAATTTCCCTGTTTTAGTTCATGAAATTATTAAAGGTGTAATGGAAGTATTTTCATTACATGGTTTACCCGAAGATGGTTCTGCACAAGAAGTTGTTAATTCGGAAGACACCCTAGAGAAAGAAGTTTGGGATATTAGATTAGGTCCTGGAATTTGGGGTAGGATAAGGGGAATGTTCCCTGAAGATATCCTTCTTGACGAAAACCAAAAAGAACTACAAAATTTTCTATTAATGACAATATTCAAATTACCGGCAAGAGATTTCTTGGTTTTCTTCAAAGAAGTTCTTGAAGGTACCGATAGGGGACAGTCTATGATGAATCAATTAATGGATGGTGTTAGGGCATCATTCAATGATGATGAGGACAACACTCCCGACGCACAAGAATTTCAGGCTGAAGTTCAAGAGGCGGCAGAAGAGACAGACGACCAAGATCTTAATGGTTTCTTACAAGGTTTAGGTATCGGAGCGGCAGAAGATCCAGGTGAAAATGTTCCAGATGCACCCGAAGCTGGTGGAGAAATATCAAATGATAAACTCGCAAGTATGGGGTTAAATGCGTTGAATTACGAGATGAATCAAGCGATCGACAATGAAGATTGGGGACTCGCTCAGAGAATTCAACAAATGATTGACCGAAAAACAAGGAGGTAGTCATATTACACAAACAAACATAAAGGTGGAGATTTCCACCTTTTTTTGTATTTATAGGTATGGCCGCAAATATTGAACAATTAAAAGAATACGCTCGTATCATCAAAGACACCCCGTACGCGCTTAGAACATACCTTCAAACTTTTGATAATACCCAAGGTAAAGGTCGTATGGTACCTTTGGATCTTTTCCCGGATCAAATATCATTAATTAATGATTATGAGAGTTATAATGAAAACATTACTAGGAAGTATCGTCAGGCCGGTGTAACAACTGTGACCGCTGCTTGGGTGTCAAAAGTACTACAAACAGCAAGTAAAGAAAGTCCAGAAAAAATTCTTATTGTTGCAAACAAACGAGACACCGCAATTGAAATGGCGAATAAAATTCGTAGTTTCTTAACACAATGGCCGGACTGGATGAATGTTGGATTCTCCGTAGACAAAAACTCAGAAAGTCGATTCAGATTAAATAACGGTTGTGAGGTTAAAGCGGTTGCAACATCTAAGGATGCTTTGAGGGGTTATACCCCTACTATCCTAATATTTGATGAGGCTGCATATATCGAAGCTGGGGATGATTTTTGGGCAGCGTCCATGGCATCGCTTTCTACGGGTGGTAAAATTATTCTTATTTCAACACCAAACGGTTTCGACCCAATCTACTACACAGTATTCGACCAAGCACTAAAAGGTATCAACGATTTTCATATTTCAGATTTACAATGGTACAAAGATCCACGATATTCAAAAGAGTTAGTTTGGGTTAAGGTAAAGGATATGGTTCATTATATGTTGAATCGAGAATTGTACGAGGATGACAAAGAAAATTTCATATTACATGATGTGCCGATGGAAGACTACCAGAAGACTCTCGACGCTGGTTATAAACCCTATTCCCCATGGTTTGAAGGGATGTCAAAGAAACTTAAATATGACCCAAGGAAAATTGCTCAGGAGATTGAGTGTGACTTCTTAGGTTCTGGTGATAGTGTAATCCCATATGAAACAAGGGAGAATATCGTCAAGAATATGATTAAAGAACCAACCGAAAAACTTATGAGTGGTACTCTTTGGCATTGGAAAGATCCAATTGAGGGACATCGATATGTTATGGGTGTTGACGTTTCTAGAGGTGATAGTGAAGACTTTTCAGGTATTTGTATTATCGACTTTGATGAAAGGGAACAGGTTCTCGAATATGTGGGTAAAATCCCGCCAGATGATTTGGCTCAGGTTGCTTATCGGTGGGCGGTTTTATATAAAGCATTTGTTGGTATCGATATCACTGGTGGAATGGGAATTGCCACGGCAAGGAAATTCCAAGAGCTGGGATATAAGAATATGTACATTGAAGGAATTAACACTCAGAATGTTTGGGACTACAACGCGAAGATAATGGAGAAAATCCCGGGGATTAACTTCAATAACAAGCGGACACAAATTGTTGCCTCTTTCGAGGAACAATTGAGGCATGGGTTCATTGTTAGGTCTCAGAGATTGGTTAACGAGATGGGCACCTTCGTTTACATCAACGGCCGACCTGACCACATGAAGGGTACACATGATGACGCTATTATGAGTATGGCCATCGCCCTATATATCGCAGATATTAGTTTCGGACAACTCGAAAGGGTGGATTCGGTTAACAAAGCAATGATTGATTCTTGGATGTTATCAGAAAGGACATATGAGCCCAACAAATCATTTTATTCTCATGGACAGGCGTTCGACCCGATGGGTACAATGACGATGGACGGAGAGCCCCTTCAAGGGAACCCTCTATTTATGAATGATGAGGTGAAGACACACAAGCAACAATATGAGACTTATTCGTGGTTATTCGGGGGATTGAATAAACATAAATAAGCTTCAGTAATATAAAAAAAATGTTTACATTATAACCAATATTTATAGGTATGGCAAAAGAACAAATGACAATCTTTCAAAGGTTAACGAAAACTTTCGGTTTTCAGGGGAATACAATATCTCCCCCACCACCGTCGTTTGAGTTTTCGAAAGATGAAATACTGAAAACAGACAGTAAAGAAGAATACGAAAAGGCGTTACTTCAAGCTAAACAAACCCAATATATTGCTGACAAGTGGTCGAAACTCGATATGTCACTTTATAACCAATCTGTTTATTATGAACCGAATAGGTTGTCGGCATATTATGATTATGAAAGTATGGAGTTTACTCCTGAAGTTTCCGCTGCCCTTGATATCTATGCTGAAGAATCCACGACCAAATCAGAAAAAGGTCAGATTTTAACAATACATTCCGATTCAAAACGAATCAAATCAATTCTAGATGATTTATTTTACAATATACTTGACGTAAACACCAACCTACAAATGTGGACGAGGGGGATGTGTAAGTACGGTGATGACTTTGTTTATTTAAAAATCGACGCCGGTAAAGGTATCATTGGATGTCAACAATTACCGAACATCGAAATTCAAAGACTTGAAGGAGCAAGACAATCCAGTCCGAACCAAAGTGAGAGGGTAAGCGCAAAATTCCCAACCCGGGAACTCCGATTTACTTGGAACAATAAAGATATGGAATTCCAAGCGTGGGAAGTTGCCCACTTTAGAATTCTCGGTGATGATAGGAAACTTCCTTATGGTACATCTATGTTGGATAAAATCAGACGTATTTGGAAACAGTTGCTTCTAGCCGAAGATGCAATGTTAATTTACAGAACATCGAGAGCCCCTGAAAGAAGGGTGTTTAAAGTATTCGTTGGTAATATGGATGATAAGGATATTGAGCCTTATGTACAGAGAATTGCGAACAAGTTTAAGAGAGACCAAATCGTAGACCAAAAGAACGGACAGGTGGATATGAGATATAATCAAATGGCGGTTGACCAGGATTATTTCATACCGATGAGGGACATCTCTCAGAGTAGTCCTATCGAAACATTACCGGGCGCACAGAACTTAGGAGAAATTGCTGATATTGAGTATATTCAAAAGAAAATGTTGGCGGCTCTTAGGATCCCCAAAGCCTTCTTAGGTTTCGAAGAGGTGGTTGGTAACGGTAAAGGTTTAGCGTTACTTGATATCCGTTTCGCTAGGACAATCAACAAGATCCAACAATCTATTGTACAGGAATTGAATAAGATTGCTTTAATTCACTTGTTCCTTTTAGGGATGGAAGATGAGTTAAACAATTTTACATTAATGATGACTAACCCATCTGGCCAGTCGGATTTATTGAAAATCGAATCTTGGAAAGAAAAAATCACAATGTATAAGGACGCAACGTCCGACCAATCTCAAATGGGTATTCTTCCGGTTTCTCATACATGGGCTAAGAAAAATATCTTAGGTATGAGTGACAACGAAGTTATTCTCGATTTACAACAACAAAGAATGGAACGTGCAATTGGTGCTGAATTAATGAACACAGCTCAGATTATCAGGCGTACTGGTGTATTCGATGACGTTGACAAGAAATATGGTATCCCTGAAGAAGAAAGAAAACAGATTGAAGACACCCTCGCCCAAGGTGGTGGTGCCGCAGACCAGATGGGCGGAGGAATGCCTGGTGGTGGTGGTGGTGGAGGAGCTGCCCCGATTGGTGGAGACTCAATGTCGGCCCCGTTAGAAGGGGCACCTATGGGTGGTGACATTGGAGGTGGCGAAGCAGCACCGTTAGCTGAAGAAGAGGAACCGTTTAAAAGTGGATCAAAGAGAGAAAATATTTTGTCGATGTTAAATGAAGATACGACTTTAAATGATTTATTTGATACTAAAAGGGCTGAGAAGAATATTTATGAAATAGAAAAAGTAATAACCGAAATAACAAACGAAAACACCGATGGCTAAAATTGGAGAATTAAAAATTAAAATCTTACACAACTTAACCGAATCATATATCGCGGGTGATAAGAAACAAGTAAAAGATGTATTCAAACTGGTAAATGAAAACAAAGACTTTAGAGAGTTGTATTTGTTTTACGAGGAAATTGAAAATATGTATCTTGAAGATGAGGTACTTGCCAAACTTTACGTTGAAAATGTTGAAAAACTTTTAAAGGAGAAAGTTGAAAAAGTTGAGAAATATTATAAGAAGATCGTCAAAGAATTGCCTAAGGAGGTTATTAATGAGGTTGAGGTTTATAATCATTTGGATGTTCTCTCCGAAAACGATTCTCTGAAGAATATTGATAAAAAGATTATGGCAAGGAGAAAATTGGTGGAACACCTGACGAAGAAAAAGAAAATCACGGAGTCTACTAATGTACACACCAATAATGAACATTTATTACATTTCGTATTGGCTGAGAGGTTCAATAATGATTTCGATAAAATGTTATCTGAAGAAGAAAAAACAAAGCTGAGTGAAATACTTTCTATGTCCCAAGATGACCTTTCCGCTGGGTTCAACACACTAAAAGAAGAGATTGATGATAAGATTAATGATATGATGTTAACCGAAAACGAGGAAGGTGTAAAAAATAAACTCGACAATGTCTTAAAGGAGGCTCGACAACTACCGATAACCAAATATAACTACTACAAACTACAACAACTAAGAAACGGACTTTAAGTCCGTTTTTTTTTGTATCATAATTTTGGTTTTATGGATTCTTTTTCATATATTTTATATAACACCATAAATTTTATATATTATGATGAATTTGAATGAAAACAGGGAAATTTATTACCTTGGGATATTGCAACAATGTAAAAGTTGGATATGGAACCGTTGACCACAAAAAATTAAAGACAGTCTATGTAAAATTGAACTCGTGGTTGGAACCCGAAAATGAGGACGAAGAGTTTGATTCGATTATATCAAAGACTAAAAGAAAAATAAAATTACGCATATACGACCTCCAGACGGAGTATTTTAAGAAAGAATCCATTGTCGATTTAGATGTCAGGACAAAGGGAATCAAACTTGGAAAGAAATCCTTTCTAAATCTCGAACTTACTTTATTTACAGAGAAACCTTTTGATATTCGGTCAGATGAAATCAAAGATCTGATGGAAAAGTTATGCGATGATATCATAAATCTCGACTTAGACAACAAAATCTTATTTAATTTTCACCAAAATAAAAAATAACTTCTAAAACCTACATATTTATAGTAAACTGAAACTATAAATGGTAGAATTAAAGGTATTAGGACGAAATGATTTTGGGGTTAGAGGATATCTGATAGAATATGATTCCGGTCATATTTCCCCCGAAGACCTCAAAAACAAACAGATTCTAGAAGAGATGAAATCCATGGACTTCATGGGTGAACTCATCCTATACGCCGTATTACAAAAATACGACACCCCCAATAAGAATGGTAGAGTCTATCCCGAATTAGTTTTAAGACGGGAGAACGAGAAATACCAAACTCTTATTCATAATGGTGGGGCAATGAATGAGCTCAACCATCCCACATCATCCCTTATCGATTTAGATAGAGTTTCCCATTCGATACTCGAAACGTGGTGGGAAAGTAACGCCCTACTCGGTAAAATTAAAATAAACACATCCCCAGGATGGGAAAAGGGTGGAATTATCAGTTGTAAGGGTGATCAAGCTGCAAATTTATTAAGAAACGGAAACACATTGGGGATTTCTTCTCGTGGTGTTGGTTCGTTAAAAAATATCAAAGGACAGAATATTGTTCAGGATGACTTTGAATTAGTGTGCTTTGACTTGGTATCATCTCCGTCTACACCAGGCGCATATGTATTCAGCGACTTGGATGATAGAGGAAATTTCGAAGAATCTGTACAAGAGGAGGATCCGGGAACTGATGATAGGACATCTCAATTGATGTATAATTTGGACAATTTCCTTTCTAGATAAAGAAAATATTTGTGTTTTAAAGTGCATAAAGATAAACTTTTAATAATAATCGAATATTTATAAAAACAAACAGAAAACAAAAATGGCTGGAAAATCAATTTTAGAACAAGCATTGCTTCAAGTAGAAACACTTGAAGAGGCTGTAAAAGCAAACGCAAAAGGCATACTCGCTTCAACTATGAAGGAGGAGTTAAATGATTTGCTAAAAGAACAAGAGGACTTAAATCCTGAAGAAGATGAAAAAGATGTTGACGGTGTTACCGCATCGGACGATGATGACGAACCTTCGATAACCGACGAGCCTAAACTCGACGAACCAGAACTTGATGACGAACCAGTTGACGACGTTCCTGACCTTGACGGTCTAGCGGACGATGTTGATGACGACGTTCTTGATATGACAGGGGCTTCAGAGGACGAAGTTTTGAAAGTTTTCAAAGCTATGAAACCTGAAGACGGAATTGTTGTAAAGAAAGACGGCGACACCGTTCAGTTCTCAGATGATGGTAATGAGTATATCATTAAATTAGACAATGAAGAAGAAGAAGCTGAGGAAGCACCGGAAGCACCGGAAGACGAACCAGAACTTCCTGAAGGTCTTAATGAAGATGAAACAGTTTATGAAATCGAGCTCGACGAGGAAGACGAAGATCAACCTTTTACTGAAAAGGCGAAAGCTAAAAAAGGTGAGCCAAAAGAATCTGTTAATGTAACTGATACCGTTGGAGACGACGATCCTTTCGACAAAAAATCCGAAGCCCAAGTGGGTAAAGGAGTCAAAAAACTTCAAGCAAACGAACAAGAAGGAACCAAAAGACCTGGTACACCCGTACCTGGAACTGGTAATCCTACTACAAAAGAACCGGGAAAAGGTAATGGTTCTGCTGAATGGGCAAAAGACCACGAACACCCAGGAACACCTCCAAAAGGTACAAAACCAGCGGAGAAGAAAGAACCTGGAAAAGGTGGAACAAACGCTAAACAAGTAGAAGACCATCCTGGTACTGCACCAAAAGGTACAGGTGACCCAGTTATGAAGGAACCGAAAGAAGGAATGGAAGAATGTGATGAATGTGGAGATGGAGAAGTAAAAGAAGTGGAAGCTACTGAAGCCGCAAGAGTAATTTGGAACGCACATGGTAGCAAAGGAGCATCAGATCACGCATCAACTCTTGGTAAAGCCAAGACGATTTTCAAAGCAGGATCTGGCGTAGAACTTAATGAAGAAGTGGAAACTTTGAGAAAACAAAACGGTGAATACAAAAAAGCTTTATTGTTATTCAAAGACAAACTTAATGAAGTTGCGTTATTCAACGCTAACTTAGCACACTCTACACGTTTGTTCACTGAACATTCAACAACAAAACAAGAGAAATTGAGCATTTTAAAGAGATTCGATTCAATTTCAACTATGACAGAATCAAAACAACTTTTCAACACCATTAAGGGCGAACTCGACACGGCTAAGCCGATTGCTGAGACCTTAGTTGACAAAGTTGCATCAACTAAAACATCATCTTCATCTGAAGTATTATCCGAAGCTAAGGCT